CGCATTTTGCTAAAGAATTTGTACTCTATAGACGCAATTTAAAGGGTAATATTGTTAAGGAAAATGATCACTTAATGGATACCCTTAGATATATTCAGAACAATCTCTCTAGAGCCAAGAGTATTGACCAAGTTCGTAGTAATGTTAGATACACCGGCACGCTTAAGTATGACGTATAAGGAATACAATGCCTCCAGCCACTGATTTAGCCCAATTAACTACCTTTATTGAATCTATTGAACCACTATCCGAAGAGGATGCTGAGTCACTAGCCCAAGAACAGGAAGAAGAGCGCCGTCAAAAAGAGGAAATGCTGGAGTCTCTGGCTCTTTCTGTTACAAGTAAATTTATTAATCGTGCTGCTAAGCGTGCTCCTAAAGAAAATCAATGGCTAAGGGCGGCTTCTCTATATTATGGTAAGCTTGCTTTGGATGGTTACTACAAGCCTCAAGAAACCCCATTTAAAGACAGTACTTTTGCTAATCGTCCTGACGTTAATGTGGTTCGTTCTAAGTGCTCCATTGCTATTGCTCAAACAGTTTCAATGCAGTTTGGCACATCTAACAAGAATTGGGATCTTTGGCCGGAAAAGAGTAATAAAGATCCAGCAGTAGAAGCTTCTTGTGGTGCAATGTCTGATGAGATAGAGCAGCAACTAGAAGATTGCAAGTATTCTCTTAATTGCCGTAGGGCAATGTGGGATAGAGTAGTACTAGGTACTGCGGTTCTTAAAGGACCTAATAGTGCAGGTAAACTTGTACGGGCTTATGATAAGTTACCTGGTAGTGATACTTGGGTACCTTCCGTTTCTGTAGATTATGCGCCGGTAATTATTCGTGTTAATCCTTGGTTCTTCTATCCAGATGAAACCACAGACGAAACTTCTAAGTTAGGCGACACTATTGAAGCCCATCCAATGTCTGCATTGGAACTTAAGAAGTACATGAAGCATGAAGGCTTTATTGCTGATGCCATTGCTAGAGTATTAGAGAAGAAGCCAGAAGAATACACTAATGCTTCTTGGGCTGACTTTGCTAAACTCTCAGAAAATAATCCAAACCTATACAAAGACAAGTATATGGTTATGGAATATCATGGGCCTATTACCAAGACTCAGTTAGATAAGTTATCTATTGAGCCTACTTATGAAAGTATTAATGATGAATACTACGGCGAAGTATGGGTTTGTCAAGGCGAAGTTATACGTTTAGAGCTTGAAAGTATCGAAGCTTCTTTCTGCGTACCATATTATATTTCAGTATGGGAAAAAGATCCAGCTAGCGTGTTTGGTTATGGTGTTCCGTTAATGATGGAAGATGCCCAACGCGTTGTGAATGAGAGCTGGCACATGATACTTGATAACTCCTCAATTTCGTCTGGTCCACAGGTTGCTATGCAGAAGTCGCTCATAGAACCTGCTAACGGAAAATGGGAGCTAGGTCCTCGACAGATCTGGTACCTGACTGATATGCAAGCTACTGTAGATCAGGCGATTCAGTTTTTTAACGTGCCTAACGTTACAGAGCAAATCGTACCTATCATGCAGATGGCTCAAGGATTTGCTGAAGAGGAGAGTGGTATTCCTCTCATTGCCGCTGGCCTTACTAGCCCAGAGGTAGGAGATACTGCTACTGGTCAACTTGTAATGAAACATGCTTCTACTACCCTTCTAGATTTTATGTCAGAAGAGTGGGATGATAATATGACTGCTCCTATTATCACAGCTATGTATGCCTGGAATATGCAGAACTCACTTAAGCCAGAAATTAAGGGATCATATTGCGTGGATGTTCGTACATCTACCCAGTATAAGAATAAGCAACTACACATCCGTGACCTTGAAAAGCTCTCGGTAGAATCTGCTCAAAACCTTGAACTGGCTAAATGGATTAATCAGGATGAACTTACTAAGATGCGTCTTGGTATGATGAATCTACCTTCTAAGGCTATCATTAAATCTGAAGATGAGGTTAAGGCTGCGGAAGAAGCGGCTAAGAACGCACCACCTCCACCAGAGATTATGAAACTACAACTTGAATCCCGTAAGGTTGCTCTAGATGAAGCTAAGCTAGCATTTGATATGAAGCAAGCTCAGCAGCAAGCTGCATGGGTGCATGAAGAGAAGATGACTGCTAACCAAGCTCGCTTGGTAGAAGCTCAAGCTCGTGTAGCCGTGAGTCAGAATGATAAAGAAATTGAGATTATGACGTTGGCTCAGAGAGATAGTCAAGCTTCCCGTGAACTTGTAACACAAGAGAAGATTGCCCAGCAGAATAATCAGACTAAGGCATTCCTCACTGGACTAGAAGAAACCCGTAAACAACAGGAAACTGAGTTTTACGGTAAAGAAGTAGCACTGGCTGAGAAGACTGGGCATGGTGTATAATGATTCGACCTGAGGAATTTATTTCGTTTGAAGGGCGGGACTGGACAGTTCTAAAAGCCTGGCTTCAAGAAATGAGAAATCAAAAGATTGGACTACTAATTCAATCAGAGAACCATGATAAATCGAACCAAATTCGGGGTAGTCTGGCAATGATCCAGCAAATCCTCCAATTAGAAAACGCCGCCGAACAGGCCGCACAAAGGAAACATAATGGCTGATGAGATTCTGACACAAGAAGATGCACAAAAAGCTTTTAATGCAATAGCACAAGCTGTCCATAGTTCTGACGCTACAAAGCTCTCGGAACTTATGGATGAGAAACCTTCCGAAGAGAAGGCACCTGTTGAAGAAACTATTCCCGCAGAAGAAACAAAGCCGGAAGAAATTGACAACAAGGACACAACTACTGCTCCGCCAGAGGAAACAAAGGCCGAGACCGTTGAACAAATAGAAGAGACTAAACCAGTAGAGAAAACGGAACTAGAACTCGTAAAAGAGAAACTAGAAGCGTTGGCAAAGGAAAATCATGCCCTTCGTTCTCAAGCAGGTAGAGTACCTCATGTTCAGCGTAAACTAAAAGAATTAGACAAGAAGCTAGATGAACTTACTAAGTCGCCTCCTTCAAGTCAAGCTTCCGCAAAGATTGAACCAAAGATTACTGAATTACTTAAGGGCGTAAAAGATACTGACCCCGAGCTTGCCGACACAATTGCAGCCGTAGTTGCAGAGGCCATCAAGGGAGTAAGTGAAGATATGCACGCCAAGGAACGAGAGACTCTCTCGCTCTTTCGCCAAAGCGAATTTGAAACTTATCAGGAAGCTGAAGTTAAACGGCTCTTAGATATGTATCCAAATGCTCCAGAAGTAATACAGAGTCCTACTTGGACTGAGTGGAAGAAAGAGCAGACCCCACGTATAGTAAGTTTAGCGCAGTCAGATAATGCCGATGATGTAGCTTTTGCTTTTGAAAAATATGCAAAAGATATGGTCGCTAAGTATCCAGATGCGTTTAAACAACAGGAAGTAAAAGCAGAACCTACTGCTCCTTCCCCTAACGCTGGCGGTCGTGCTGCACAAATTGAAGCAGAGCGGGCGCGTAAGAAGACGACAGCAGCTAATGTGTCTACTCCCGTTGCGCCTGGAAAGGTCGAAATGCCTGACGATCCTGAAGCTCTGTTTAAAATGCTTTCTGAAAAGATTCGGAAAGAACGCACAGGTTAAACATTAAAGGAATAATACAGTGTCTAGTTTTGGTCTAATGACTTATGGTGATATCTCACCTCGCGTTGGTATTTATGCGGTAGCTAACTTCCTAGAACACGCCGGTCCAGTTCTAGTTCTTGAAAAGTTTGCTCGTCTTGAGCAGCTTCCTAAGAATAAGGGCCAGCTAGTTAAGTGGCGTCGTTTCGTTCCATTTGAAATCAATACCACAGCCCTAGTTGAAGGCGTTACCCCAGCTCCAAATTCACTACAGTATGAAGACGTTTCCACAATCGTTTCGCAGTACGGTGGTTGGGTTAGCTTCTCAGACGTAATTGTTGATACCCATGAAGATCCAAATCTTCAGAAGATCACTATGGGTCTAGGTGAGCAAGCTGCGGCTGTTAAGGAAGCTATTATCTGGAATGAGCTAATTGGCGGCACTAACGTGCTCTATACTGGTACTGCTACTCAGCGGTCACATGTTGATACCCCAATCTCAGAAGATGAACTTATTGCTGCACAGCGTTTCCTAAAAGCTAATAAAGCTAAGCCTATCACTAAGATGTTGAAGGCTAGCACCAACATTGCTACTGAACCAGTCGCACCTGCTTTCATTGCGTTTAGTCACAGCAATCTTGAGCCTGATTTCCGTGCTCTTAACGAGTTCGTTGTACGTGAGAAGTATTCACAGTATAACGTAGTTAGCGATTACGAAATTGGTAAGTTCCAGGATATTCGTGTCATTCTAAGCCCACAGCTTGATCCCTTCTGGGGTGCCGGTAGCGGTACTACCACTGGTGTTCTAAGCCGCGATGGTGATAATGTTGACGTATATCCAATCGTACTAGTTGGTATGGATGCTTATGGTGTTGTCCCTCTCCGTGGTATGGATAGTGCCAATGTTACTATTAAGAACCCAACTGCTACCTACGAGGACCCACTTGCTCAACGTGGTTTCGCTAGCTGGAAAATGTGGTATGTCGCTGTTCGTCTAAACGAAGAGTGGATGGTACGTATCGAAGCTGCTGCTTCAGCGTAATAGTTGTAAATATAGCCCAGCACCTACGAGCAACGTAGGGCTGGGCCTTTAAAGGATAAATGATAAATGGCTACTACTTATAATAGCAATCTAGTTACAAAGCGTACCCGCCATCGTGGCATGGAGTCTGGTAAACCTTATGAGGTTACTGGGCGTATTTTCCTACCAAGTGGTACCGTTCTAGCTACTAACGACGTACTGCTTGGCGTTCCTGTTGGCGAAAACCAAGTTGTAGAAAAGGTAGATCTTCTAGTTCTTGGCGATACTGACATAGCTGCTGGTTCCGTTGGTTACTTCCAGATTCTAGATCGGGATGGTAATGCTGCCGTTGTTCAGCATAACGGTCCACTAGCTGATAGTGATACTAAGTTTACTTCGCCAGCTACTGACGACGATCACTATCATGCAGCTATGCAGCTTGATGGTTTCGTTGAAATGGTGCAATCAGCTCCAGAAAAGCTAGGTGGTCCAGTAAACGTTGGTATCAAGGTTACTACTGGCGCTACCGTTGGTGCAGATACAGAAGTGTTTATCGGTGTACGGGTGCGTGGCGAGACTTCACAGTCTTTCCTTCCCGGTACTTCTGATACCCTAAATGGCGATAACGATTACCTAATCGGCGCTTAATAGTAAAACCGTAGCTAGAGGGGAACGCCTGTAAAGGATAGGGTCACTCCCTATCGCCCCTCTAGCCTACCCTCATGTACTTCTTAAGGAACGTACCCACATGGCAATTGAAAGCATTAATTTAAATGAGATGGACATTGGCAAGCTACGGCAGTATGCCTCACACTTGCATCTAGCGGTTCCTAAAACTGCTACTAAGAAAGATATTATTGATCTTATCAACCAGAAAGTACAGGGTCGTGCTATTCCTGTTCTAGCTGATAAGGATACAGAACTAAAGCCCGGTTATTCAAAGATTCGTGTTCTATCAGATCCTATGCCCGGTGCTTCGAATCTACCAGTATTCCTAAATGCAAATGGGTACACTTGTATGATTCCGCGAGATAAGGATGTAATTGTTCCTAACCGTGTAGTTCGTGTGCTTAACGATGCTACTGTTATGCGCCGCAAGCAAACACTTGTAGCTGATGCTAATGGTAGAGAAACTTTTAAAGAAACAACTGTTCAGGTTCCTAGTTATCCATTTATGGTACTAGAAAGTAAAGATGGGCCTGAAGTGCACACTAATTTGGAACTAAGCAAACAGAAAACTATGGGACCTAAGCGTCGTTATAGGGAAATGTTTGGTCACTGGCCTCGTCCGCGAGAACTTACTAGGGCCATTGAGCAAGGACTTATTAAACTTGACGTTAATGAAACTTTGCCTGCTGCTTCCGAAAAGCTACTTAACACAGATGAACTAATAGGATAATTAATGGCAACGTATTTAGACCTTGTTAACAAAGTGATTAACGAGTCCGGCTCTGAGCAGGATGAACTGACCTCTGGTACGTGGTCTAGTGCGGAAGCTGGTAAGAAAATTTATCCTAGGATTAAACGGAATGTCTCTGATGCTTGGAAGGAAATCCAACTAAGCCGCGATCAGTGGCAGTTCCGTAGTTCTGAAATGCAGACCGTCCTTAACCCCCGTATTAGACTTAATGCGGGGTTTAAGACTTTAGGTACTCCTAGTGTGGGTGCTATATTTGTAGGAGCTACTAGCGGATTTCAAATAACTGTGTCTAGTGTTATTGTAGAAGATGGTGCTTGGGCTAATGGTGATGCCGTAGGTATGATTGAGTTTGTTACCTACGCAGGCCAATTACCTATTGTTGGTGAAACCTTTAATGAACAATCTAGCGATGGTGCTTTTACTTATCTAGGTAAGGGAGATTATAACTTTTTAGAAGTAGATAGTACTTTTCGTAATATTCAATGGGCTACATTCGTAGCTTATAAAGATAATGGCTTTAATAATCCTGTCATATATATGCCTTGGGATAATTGGAAGTACAAAGAACTTGATTTTAGCCAATCTTCAACAACCACTCCCCTTTATGTAAGTCAAAATCCACAGGGTAATGTAACATTCTACCCTCATAACCTTAACCCTTTTAGGGTTAGCTTTATTTATGGGCGTAGTCCTCAAATACTAACTGCTTATGATGATACTCCTTTAGGTATTCCAGCAGAGTTTCATGACTGGATTGCATGGGAAGCTTTAAAGAAGCTAGCTATGTATGATAAAAATCCAGACTTATTTGCTTATGCTCGTGAACAAACAAAAAACTATCAAACTAAAGCAGAATCTAATTTTATGCCACTAGTCTCGTATAAGGATAATCAATACAACTATGGCTAATCTAGTTCCTTCAGTAGTCCCTTTAGACAAGGGGCTTAATCTACAAACTGCTAAATTGGTAGCCCCTCCGGGGTCTATCTTAGACACACTTAACTATGAGCAAGTAGATTTTCAAGGACAAAAAAGAATTGATGGCTTTGTACGCTATGACGGTAGTACAAGCTCGGCTCTAAATGATTACTATAAAATTACTCTTACTTCTACTTTTACTGGAGCTACAGGGGATTTAGTATCTAATGGTGATGCTTTATTTGGCATGGTAACAGGAGTTGATACTACTATTGTATATGTAGCACCTATAGATTTTAATGTAGTTCCTGTAACTAATGATACTTTAAATCTGCTTGTAGCAGGTATTGTTACAACATCATTTACTGTTAGTGCTTGCATAGCTGGTATTGATAGTGGTATTACAGAAGAGCAACACTACCAAAATCTACTTACATTTTCTGGTAACATTCGTTCTAAAGTAGAAGCACTTCCTGGTAATATTATTGGACTACATTGGTTTAAAGATAGATTGTACGCTGTGGCTAATGTAGTCACTATGAGTTTAGATACTACGAGTCCTTCTGTAAAACCAAATGATACTATTATAGTTAATGGAAATAGTGCTAAAGTATTGGAGTGTTTAACCCTACCTAATACACGATTTATATTCTTAGATTCAATGGATCAAAGTTTGTGGACTACGGCAGGCGACGAGGCTTTTGTTGGAGCTTTAAGTGTAGGCTTTATTTCTGATGGTATAGAAGCTATTACTTATGCACAAGAAATAGCTTCATTTTATGAGTCTAGAAATGAAGCACAAGTATTAGAAGAAGATGGTCCTAGCGGTCCATACGATTTTGGATGGCGTTTTGTTGACCTTGGTTGGCTAATTAATTTTGATAATGGTCTTAGTTTATATGGCAGTCTCCCATCTTTAAATCAGAACATTACAGGATTGGGTGTACAAGGTCCATCAAGTATTGCTGGTGATGATGGACGCCCACTACTACTATCACAGAAAGTACACCTCACTTCTGGTACAGCACAAGTTAATGGTTGGAAAGATAGTGCAACACCTACTTCTTATAGTATTGATGCTTCTACTGTAACTGATGTAGATAGCGTTACTGTTTATGCAGATGCTTATATTTCTTGGGATGGTACTACAGGAGAGGTAGTAGGAGATACTGCTACGCTTACTGAGTACCCAGCTACTAATACCGTAACGGTGGATATTCCTTAATGCCTTCTTCTTATACAATTGCTAATGCCGATTTTGAATTAGGCGATACTGGCTGGACTAAAGGTGGTCATTGGTATATCGGCACTCTTGCTACGTATCCTCGTATTTCTCCGTACGAAGGTTTGTATTGTGCCCACATTGACTCTGATGATGCTGGTGTTGGAAGTGAAACTTCCGAAATGTATAATGATAGTTATGCCCCAGTTAGTGAAGGGTATACTATTACCGCCACTGCTAGAGTTATGGGTGTTGGCGCTGACGGCAACCAAGCGGCTATTTATATTGAATGGTTAAATGGCAGCTTTGCTCGTATTAGTAAATCACAGGGCAATGCTAGCGACCCCGGAAGCCACGGTGTATGGGAGCTAAGTAATGTTACTGCAAGTGCTCCTGCTGGTGCTGTATACGCGCGTGTGGGCGTTTGGGGTAACTGTGTAGAGAATGGTAACATACGGGTAGACAGCGTTACCTGGGACTATACAAACACTCTAGCGGCTACTCTTACTTCTCCTACAGACGGGGCTACTTACACTGAGGGAGATAATATTCCTCTTACTGTTTCTATTACAGGAACAGGTCCTACTGTTACTAATGTATCTTATTATGATGGGGCTACACTATTAGGAAGTAATACTACTTCCCCATATTCTTATAACGTATCTACATTAGCTGTAGGTACACACGTTATTACAGCGCAAGTAACGGCTGGCTCAGTAATAACTACTGCTGCTGCAACTATTACAGTAAGTGCCACACCGCCACCTCCAGATACTCGGGAGTTCAAAGCTTCTAACTCTTATACTTACCTTGTAGGTAGTAACTTTTCTGGTCTTGGCGCAGCAATGCCCCTTACAGCTAGAGTAACAGGGGTAGAAGTTCTTATTGATTATGATATGAAAGCTTTGATTAGATCACTTGATAAGAATATTTCTGATCCTGCTGGCTCTAATCCTGATGTACTATTTGATATTGTAAATGCCTGTCAAGTAGCTGTAGCTCTTATGTCTTCTAGTGGCACAGATTATACTATAGATGGAGCACCAGCTACTGCTCCTATTTCAATATCTCGTGCTGATTTTACATTAGTAGAAGAAGGTACATCTGACGATAAGAAGTGGACTTCACTAAGTTTAAGTACTCCTACTCAAATTACTGTAGGTAGTGAAACAGAATTATTTGGCCTATCCTCTATCGCTGCTTCTGACTTCTTAGATCGTAGTATAGGTATTAGGTTCTATCCTGTTCTTGGCACTAAGCCTTCTTATGCTGATAGTGGTGATGCTTGCATTCGTTTCTTAATTGATAAGATTAGAATGCGCGTCTACTTTGATGCAGGTAGTGCTGAGTATTATTTTGCTAGTCCTGGTAAAACTCAAGTAATTAAGGGCGAGGTTGTTTCAGCAACAGCTTTAGATGGTAATTTTAAAACTGGTGATGCTGTTGGTGTTATTCAACTAAAGCCAGAACTTATTATTATAGATGGAAGTTCTACTTGTATAGCGGATACTTGGACTATTCATGCTGCTTATCCTCCTACTGACGCAAACCAGATTGGTACTGTAGCTGCTAGAGAAGCAAATGACGGCATAGGTATGGCTTATAATGGTCTTCCTTCTTCAAGTGCTATATTAGAAAATAGAAGTCGTTATCAATTTATTACTGCTAACTTCTTTGCAGTAAAAGATTTAGATAGCATTTATGGTGTACATGGATTACCGAGAGCTTTTGCTTATAATGGAGATTTCTTCTATAAAATCTATACGCAGCAAGATCCTACAAAAGATCAGCCACGACATATCGCATATCATCATGGGCACTTAGCTTTAGGGTATGATGATGGCCGTATTGATATTTCTGTAATAGGAAAACCTTATAGTTTTGACGGTTTGCTTGGCGCTTCTGAATGGTCTATTGGTGATAGGGTAACAGGACTATTACCTTTATCTGGTACTATTTTAGGTGTATTTGGGAGTAAATCTATTTGGGGTATTTCTGGTACTACAGTAGATAACTTTGCTACTCAAGTAATTGCGCCTAACATTGGTGCTATTGAATACACTGTTATTGATATGGGCTTACCTGCTTATGCGAATGCTTATGGTATTTATACACTATCTCAGACACAGCAGTATGGTGATTATTTAGGTGCTCCTATGTCTCAAGATATTAGCCCTTGGCTACGTCCTAGGTTGGTAAGGAAGTATACTTCTGATAAAGAAGTAGTAGTTGCGTGGCCTGTTCGTAGTAAGAATCAGTATCGCTTAGCATTTGCTGATGGATACATTATGAGCCTTACTCTTAACGCAGGACAGCAAGCTTCGCCAACATTCTCATTTCAGAAATATACGATTTATTCGGAAGATAATATTTAATGTCTAAACCACTTATTCCCATTGCCGTATCTTCACAGCTAGATAGTACTGGCGAAGAGCGTATTCATATGGCAGATACTCCTGAATTTCCACCACCATCTCCATTAGGATTTTTATCTCTAACGGGTGATATTGTAAATGGCTATGTAGGAGAATCTGGTACTTATCAATATATCGCGCATGGAGCAAGTGGTGCTTACACAGTAGAAGTAATAGCAGGTGCTCTTCCTGACGGTGCTGTTATGGATGATCAGGGGCTTGTTATCTATACCTATACTACTACTGGAGATTTTGCTTGGACATTACGTGTAACAGATTCTAGAAATAGAACTTTTGATTTAAATGATAATAATACTATCTATGCTATTTCTCTTACTGGTGATTTACCAGATGGAGCAGTAGGAGATATTATTTCTTATGATTATACTTCCACAGGTACAATTTTTACAATAGTTAGTGGCAGTTTACCTCCAGGTACTGTGCTAAATTCGGATGGCACAGTTACAGGAACTTATACTACTGCAGGTAATTATAGCTGGACAGTACATGCCGAAACATCTGGAGGTGCTTTTGCTGAACTTGCAGATACTGCTGATGTAATTGGTATTTTTGGAACTCCTCCTTCTGGCGGTATAGGCACTGCTTATAGTTATACTCTTACTGGGGATGGTGGTGTTCCTCCTTATACTTTCACTTTAGAAAGTGGAACTCTTCCTGGTGGTCTTACTTTAGGCAGTGATGGTGATATTACAGGAACACCTACTACTGAAGAAAGCCAAACTTTTGTTGTTCGTATTACAGATGATAATGGTCTTACTACTACCGGCGAATTCACAATAGCTATATTAAGTCTTGGTATTACTGGGGATCTTCCAGATCAAAATATTAATGCTACTGTATCTTTTGATTATGTTGCAGTAGGTGGAACAGGTCCTTATACCTTTAGTATTGTAAGTGGAAGTTTACCTACTGGCCTATCTATGAACAGTAGTGGACATGTTTCTGGCACTGCGTCTACCGCAGGATCTTATTCTTGGACTGTACGAGTAATGGATAGTTTAGCTTTAACTGCTGACGATCCTGACACCTGCTTAGTAACTCGTCCCTTATACGTTGTAGGAAGTAATAATAGATATGTGTTTACTTCTCCAACAGCTCTTGCAGGAACATGGACTCAACGTGATCCTGGTGCTGCAGTTAACTGGACTGTAGCTTGTGGTACTCCTCAAGGAAGTGTATTGTTAGCTGGCGGTACTGGTGTAGTAGCTAGCAGTTCTGATGGTGGTTTAACTTGGACTACTTCTACTAGTATTCGGGACGATTTAGGTGTAACTGTTTACTTAAACAGAATAACTCCTACACAACTTATTTATAGTAAGAATTTAGGATTGCATGTTTGCATTGTAACTACTGATGGTTCTGGTACTTATATTTTAACATCAGCCGATAATGGTATTTCATGGATTAATAGAAAAAGAATTGATAAAGCTCAAAGTCTTGCCGAGCATGAAGGTTATATAGTAATTGTTACAGGATCTTTAGGAGCTGGCACTTATGTTACAAGCGATGCTATTACTTATACAAAAGTAAATACAACAAATCAGTTAAGTCCTGTAGTATATTATAATGGTGAATTTTTAGCTTGCTATAAATCATCTAGTACTTATTGGTACGCTGCTAGTGCTCCTGTTACTTCTTGGGTACTTCGTGCTTCTACAGGAGCTACAAGAGCTTCTGGAGCAGTAAGTACTGAAAGTAATATAATTATTAATGGTGCAGATAGTGCAGGAACTAATAAAGGAATTTATGTTTCTACTGATAGTGCGGCTACTTGGTCAAAGAAATTTTCAGGAAATACTCTTGAAGCTGTATCTGGTATTGCTTATGTAAATGGAACAACAATTGTAGCTACTGGCACTTCTGGTAGTGGTGTTGATGTTTCAACAGATGGGGGTAACACTTGGACAAATGTAGCAATGCCTACCGGTAGCGTAGCTACAAATTGTGCATGGGCTGGAGTAGTGGCAATCTAATGACAAACTATGTATATGAAGTAGAAAAGGGATGGAGCTTTGATGGATATTACATACCTCATTATCTAGAACTTAATTGGTATTTTGGTGAAATGCCTGTTACTTATCACGCTATTCAAAAGATACGTATTCATGGGCTTTCTAAAGGACGGAGTTTTCTTCAACTTAAAACTAATGGAATGCAAACAGATTATCTTGCTAACTATTCAACGGCTCAGTATATAGATCTTCCTGCTAAGCCTACATTTGTTACTGAAGGATTCCTGCCTGTTACTAATTATACTGATAGTGCTAATCGGGGATTAGCTATCCAAATGAAAATAGAAGGACGTAATACGGACATTACTCTACCAGAACCACCCCATGTATTACAAGTATTAGTGGTACAAAGCACACCAGAAACTACTGGTGCAAGATCTAATTAAGAGGAATTATTAAATGGCATCATTACTGGACTATACGGCAGCACCCGCTCAGCCTTCTCCATACGCGAATGCGCCTGACCCTAACGCAATGGTGCAGTCAAGTTTAGAGGCAATGCTTAATCCAAACTCAAGTTATATACAGAATGCACGACAACGTGGTGTTGAATATGCTGCGGAACGCGGCGGCTTAAATAGTAGCATTGCTGCTGGTGCTTCCGAACGTTCTGCGCTCGAAGCTGCACAGCCACTTGTAAATGCAGCATTAAATATTCAGAATACTCGTGATGTTCTTGCTGGTCAAAACTGGCTAGATACACAAAAGTTTAATAGAGAGTTCCAAGGGCAAATTGCTATGATGCCTGTAACTAACTCTTATAACATGCTTAATATGGTAATGCAGCAATCTCTATCTGACCCTGCTCTTTATGGGCCTGATGTTATCTCTGGATATAGCAATTTCTTTAAGAACAATATGAATGATATTATGAAACAATATACTGGGGGAGATTCCTAATGGCCTGGCTTGCATTGGCTGGTGGTGTTTTAAAAAGTTTTGGCGCTAGTTCTGCCGCTAAAAAAGATGCAAAAACGAGAGGTGTAGCTGCTGAATACGCTAGAGGAACTGCCGATAGAGCGGCTATTGAGTTTAAAAATGCTAGCGATTATTACTACCAACAATTAGGCAAACAAGAAAAAATGCGAGGATTAGATGAGTTTAGGAAGTTTAGCACTGTTACAAACTTTGCTCCTACTTATGTTAATACTAATACAGGTCCTCAAGTTCCTGTAATGCCTAACTATAATGACCCGCAATATGCGAGCATTACTCCTAAGAAACCATAAGGAATATATATGGCCCTTGAAAATAAACTAAAACCCTCTATGGATTCTGAAGGTCCTGAAGATCAGCAAGATCCACAGGAAAGTGGAGAAGCTGAAGATTCTAATCAAGCTTCTAAAAGCGAAACTATTGATCTTAAGATTGCAGTTCTGTTAGGTGAACGTCTACTAAAG